CTGTTTCTAACGCATCATTCACTTAATTTATTTTTATACGGGAGCTTCGGCTCCCCCTTTTTTTTATGGCTTCCACAACTATTGACATCGACACAGAACTGTCCGCAGTAAACAATATACTGGGGGCTATAGGTCAATCACCAATTACAACTCTTAACTTCGATAACCCAGAAATATCATTTATATATAACCTACTCCGTGATGCCAACGTAGACACGCAGGCAGAGGGGTGGCATTTTAACACAGAAAAACACGTAACATATTCACCTGATTCAAACAAACATATACTTATTGGTAATGATATTTTATCAATGGATTTACACGATAACTATACAAAAAGAACTAGCAACCTCGTACGTCGTAATGGACGATTGTATGACAAAATAAATCATACAGATGAGTTTGACGGAGACATCAGTCTTGATGTAGTACGTTTGTATCCGTTTGAAGATCTACCAATAGTATTTAGACGATTTATTACATACAGAGCATCTGCCGCAGCAGCTACACAGTTAGTTGCAAACCCTAACCTAGTTAGATTATTAACTAATCAAGCTGGTTTAGCTAGGGCTGCTCTACAAGAATACGAGTGTAACCAAGGAGATCATAATATGTTTGGATTCCCTGATAACACTACATATCAAACTTACCAACCTTGGAGAAACCTTAGACGATAATGGCAAGCGTAACACAA